AAACCGCTTACTATGAGAGAAATTGCAATATCAGTACGTCCAGAATTACATGAGATAAATGAAAAGGAACTTTCAAATACACTTGTCGACTTAATTTGCCGTAAGATTGATTGTAATTTCTATGAATGGATAAAAGCGTTTCAGAATTATGAGTATTTAACCACACATAAATACCTACCAAAATCACCAATTATAACTCTAAAGTTTGTCACTTCGATTCTGAACGGATTCACTGACAATGAAGTTGCAGAATGCTTTGAGCTATACTCACTTGATAGAAAAAATAGCTTAAATAGTGGTTTTGAAGATAGCAAATTGCTGTACTCAATTTCATTTTACCGTTATAAAAGCACAATCAAAATGCGTGAGCTCAACACTATTAGGTTGCAATTAGAATTGAATGGCTGGGCATCATTCAATGCTAACCAATTAACCACTTTAGATCCATTCGGAAATTATAAGCCGCTTGAAGTGCTTGGTGTATCATTTGTAACAAAATGCGTTTTAAAGAATTGGGCAGTTAATGATATTGAGCAATTTAGTTCTTTCTTGCGTAGCAACTATCAAATCAGCAACATAAAACAATTCGCCACTAATGAAAAAAACAAACTTATTTATCTTAGTCAAAAACTTGATATTTTTTGCCTTTCCTATAAAGAAAGCTTTAAATTTGGAGCCATATACGATCTAAACAGAACAGTTAAAATTGCCATTAACAAATTATGAGAACATCCACTTTACCAAAAAATCATTTTTTGGTGGGGTAATACCTGGCGATTAACAAATCTGAAAACAAAGCTCTAATACAGCGGCGAAAGCACGATTTACTTGTGTATATTTAGTTCAAGACGTGCTTCGCCGTGCATCTCTCACCATTTCCCTCCAGAGCAACATTAAAATACTTCATATAATATAGATATAAGTATCATCTAGCCAAAAACCATTTGAATCCACATGCATTCCAGCTTTTATTGATACTCTATCTGATATATCATCCCACCAATTCAGCCATTAATGCTATGACAGGAATTCTAGTTATTCATCATTTTGAGCTGATGATGTAATAACGCAACTCATTAATATCTAATGTTTTTTCACTCACCCCTATTACTTCTGTGGCGCTTGCAAAAAATCATTCAATCTGAAGCAGGTAATTAATCTCGCCACTTACTATCAGTTTCGGGAAAGTACACTAAACATGCTTTTTCACCCAAGATTAACTAACCGCCAGACCAGCAGACACGCCACCACCGGCGCAGCAAAATCCATCAGGCTTGCCACATCCCACGCGCGCGGATCAAAACCGCCCCACCACGGCATATTCATACGCTTGCCATGCCCGAACATTTCAATCCAGCGATATTCTGCCTGGGTGTGTTCCCGCGCAATGAAGAACGTACAACCGGCTATCGCACCGTAAGCCCAGTTTCCGGTAAAAAGACCACCCAGTACCTGTGCGACCACAGCGCAAAGTGCGTGATGAATTGGGGTTTTATCCATCTACTCTATCTCTTTTGCTTTTTTAATTATCAATTCAAGCTCTGTTAAACGAGATTCAATACGTTCACACCTTCTTCGCTGGAATGCAGCCTCCAACCACAAACATTCATCTGGACGCAATCCCCAACGCTCACCAGCATGTACAACCAGTTCCGTTTCACCAGTATCGTATTCTTCAAAGTATTCGTGAACGATGTCTTCTCCTTCAGGGGATTTAGCTATAAATGACACCTTGCGCTGTGCCATTACAGGTTGGTACTCATCATCCCATTTATCATGACATAGCAAGCCAAATCTTGTTCCATCTATCCCCTTTGCAAGAAACGCATCTCTTACCTGCTGTGCAATTGCTCCGAAATGCCAACGAGCAGTATCCGAACCTTTAGCCTTAATATCGGACAACCACTGGTAAACGATAATATTTACGTCACCCCATGCGTCAAGAATTGCATCCTGATCCACCTCCATGATTTCTGAAAGTTGCTCTACTGTCAGTGGCTTTGTTTTCAATGTCTGGTCTGAAGTATTTATTGCCCCATTAGTTGCATATACTTGCGTCCACCGTTTAGATGATGTCCCACATGATGACGTATTATCTTTATTAGCACTTATATAGCCATTAACCTCCGCTGACTGACCGATATACGAATATGAAGATGTTGATAAGGGAGATTTAAATATCCATTGAGCATTGGTAAAGTCATAAATACCGGTATCACCTTTTTCACTAACATGAAAAGTTACATTCCGTAACGTATTCTTTGCATCATAACGGGCGGCTTGTGTTGTTGCCCTCGAAACAGTGAATCCTTTGTCATCAAGGTTTGCCTGCTCTATGACTTCACCACCAGGCATAATTTTACCAAGGCTTAACAAACCAGAGTTAGTGACAATATCATGGGTTGAATCAATGATAATACCAGGCTGATTTCTTGATGTTGTTTTTACATGCATGACCTGTTGTGGCATTAATGTGTAAAATGTAGTTTCTCGCCCACTATCACCATCTGGTATGCCATTTGTATTCCCCATTACAAGGTCATACCCACCTGCAATCATACGGAAAAACATTGCTTCTGGTTCATATGTAAGATTGCTAACATCTGGCGTTCCGGTATCATTTGGATCTGCTATTTCATAGGCTCTTCCTGCACCTGCCTGTATTTGCTGCACCCCAAGATAAACACCATCAAGTGTGTACTGATGCAAATATTTTCTGGTTGAAGAATATGCAGATCCAGCCTGACAAAAATAAATAGCAGTACCGTCACACGCAACTGTTTGCATATCCCTCACAAAATCGGCAATTTCAAATTCAAAAGTTGCTTCATTACGATAATCGTAATTGTACGCCTGCGGGTTAATAAATTTGCTGGTATCAAATACTTTTACATAATAGCGAATTTGATCTGGTGTTGATGGGCTCTCACCAGGGCCAACATAACGTTTTGCTGTAGTAATCAGCCATCGACTCATAGGGTCGGTGCATAAAACATTTACCTGATTCTCGTAACCATCTTCCCATATGAGAAAAAACTCTGGTTCAATTTCACCACCATCAGTAGGGGTGAATCTGGTGATATACTTTGCGCGATCCTCTCCTTTAGCTGTGCCAGCTAACCCCCATATCTGTAACTGGCCTCTTGTGTTACGAAAACCAACGCGCCCTATGGTTAAACCAAGACATTGATGTCCTAATTCTCTACTACCTTTAGTCTCCCAAAGAGGAGTTAACTCTTCATTCCCAAACCAATTATAAGCAACAACTTTATTAACTTCGTCACCAGAACTAACGCTGCCACTCACATTTACCAAGCAATAAAGAACACTGTCATAATAATCAAGAACAGCACCCTGTATGACAGTATTTTTAATTGTTGCCAGTCGCAACCCTGACTTAACATGATTAGGAGTAGAAGGTCTGAAACCTGTATACATCCCCTTTTTTATAGTTTGTATTCTTTTTTCAGTAAAATCAGCATCTGGCAGTAATCGATTCTCTGTGCGAAAATAGCCATTTATATACTTATTTCCATCAAAAACTTGATCTGTTATATATGTATTACCCCTTAGATCAACAATCCTTCCTGTGATTTGTTTTTCTAACTCTTGAAAAGATAATGTGTCATCGGTGATGCCATCACCTTTTGCTCCCCATCCGCGAGGGTCAGCGTCATCACGCCACCGAGACATCTGCAATTCATGATATTTTTTAGCACCTTCCGGGTCTTCTAATTGTTGTCTTAATTGGTCAGGATCGTACTTAAGCACATTCGGAAAATAGAACTGCTGCGTACCATATGCATCGTAAACAGCCATAGAATGGCCTTGCACGGTAACGAATTTGGAAATCTGTCCGTTGTATACCGGGTATCCAGCAGCATTGATAACGATTGGCTGTGGCACCTGAACATAAGTACCATCTTCTCGTTCCAGATATACTGGAATCTGGTTTTCTGGATTTACCGGATCTGTGTCAATCTTACCGATATAAATTTTTCCATTTGCTACGGTTTTAAAAGAACTAGCCATTGTGAAGAGTTGCGATGGCATACCTATCACAACATTTGGGGTTATATCAGGCATATTAGTCATCCTGTTTGAAGATTTAGATATTGAAGAAAACGGAATGACTGCAGACAACGATGCAATTGTTTTGAAAAATAACCTTCTATTCATTTAAAAACCATGCAACATGAACAAAACGATTATTTTACAATACTCAAGAATCTTGATCAACAGGCATATTATTTATGCGCTTAATGCGTCACTTACAAAAATAAAAACAAGTAATACCTTTATTCCTATCGTCCATGATTTTTATTTTCAAACATTATTAAATAACAATTCCTATTTATAATATCTGTCATTTAATTTTCTCCAAATACAAGGAATCGCCGCAGCATTGCCGCAGTGATGTATTATTAATCAAAAAGATATGACCACCGTGGTCTTATTGAGGATGCAACCAACAGATAATAAGATGCCGATCCACTCACAAAAGCGAGGCATCAAGAATGGGAAGAGATGACCCGCAATTTAATCTGCGGATATCTTACGAATTAAAGGAAAAACTAAAACAGCGAGCCAAATCCAATGGCCGCTCTCTTAATTCAGAATTAGTTCAGATAGTGACTGATGCTGTATCAAAGCCATCCAAAATTTCAGGCTATTGAGACGATGCGGAACGCATCGCTGATGAGCAGTCCGACCTTGTTAAGAAGATGGTGTTTGATACGCTGAAGGATTTGTACAAAAAACCCACCTGACGGTAGGTTAATTTTTGCATTTACCTGGGCCATATTGACTACTTATAAAATGAGATCAATATTTAATCGCCCAATAACGGGTGTATGTTGAGGTATATCATGGCGAAAAAACCAGGTGAAAACACAGGAAAAAACGGCGGAATATACCAAGAAGTTGGCCCGCGCGGCGGTAAGAAAGACAATTTTGCCACCGTCAAGGACAACGAAAGGCTTCCACCAACAACAAAGCCAGGTCATGGCTGGGTATTAGATAAGCGAACTCCAGACAGCAAAAAGTAATAATCAAGCCGGGTCACTCCGGCTTTTTGATATGTCGCTCGCAGAACTCAACAAGCCTGCTCATTAAGTAGCAGTAAGTCTCGTTGGCTCTTCCTGGTTCAACATCAACACCGACCCTTGAGCAGATATCGAATGCCATGTGAGCGCACTCATGGGCAATAGTAGATAGTTTGCCATTGAACACGCCTATCACATGCAAAACACCATTCTCGCTGCTCATTGTATGAGACGCTCCGTTGGCATCCGAGTCCTGCACGTCCACACCAAGTTTTTGATGCAGGCGTTGCCATTCTGGAAAGTCTCTACAAAACACAATTGTACCGCTCTCAAAGAGCGGAACGAGCATCTTTGGTACGTTTCCAATATTAACTTTTTTCATGGTATCCTGCACAAAACTAAGGAGGTTGGTGTGAAGCAATTTCTTGCTGCTATGTTCTTATTCATATCTTTTGGGGCTACAGCAGAGTGCTGGGTCGTTGGAGATATGCGGGGAATAAGCTATTCAGAACGAAATAATTTCCATCCGGAAGAAGATGGTTTTAGTGGAACATTCATCATTAAGACAAGCGGTGAAGATGCCAGCATCACATATTCTGGGACAGATGCGGGCGGCATGGCTTACAAAGCATTGTCTAAAAACTCCATCATAGGAATCGGCGCGAATGGCGAAACTCAACGCGTTATCGACTCATGGGTAATACATCCTACTGGAACAGTTTTAATGTCAAAAACCATTTCCGGTTATGGAAATATGGATTCAACCAAAGCTTTTGTTGGAAAAGTAAAAAGAAAATGTTAGCGATTGAATCCAATTTCCCATACGTTACTGCTGTGTTGCCTCAGTAGCAAACAGCGGTCTGATGGCATTCGCAGCGTTATTTAGCGCTCTTTCATAGGCTGGTGTTCCTGCTTTGGTGTTTGCCAAACGAAGAAGCATATTCCTTGCGGCTTTGGACTCATACAAACGCATCATTGCACCAAAGCCAGCCTCAAGCCCCATTGATACTCCAAGAGTCGCAGTTGCGCCAATCGTCCTTATCCTGTTGGCTTGTGATTGCCCCGTCTGAGTTACTACATTTGCGGTGTCTGACCTTGCTGTTTGCTGTAGAACTTCATGAAGAGCATCAAGCTCTTTCATGTGCTTTCCAGAAAAAATAGTGTTGTAAATTTCACCGCCTGACTGAGATTTAAGCTTATTAACTTCAGTGATGAACTTGGCTGGAGAGTCACCGGCCTTTTCCGCTATTTTGCTGACGTAAGCTGCACGCATAGCATCTTTCCCTTTATCATCCAATGCGCTCCAGATTCGTTTCACGTCAGATGGCTTTCTGCTTAATACAACGGTATTTATAAGTTCAGGACTGGCTTCACTGCTTGCCTTGTTGAGCTTGTTAGCAATGTTTTTATTAAGCACCTTATTATAAACGTTTGCATAATCGGAGTTTGCTTTAAGGTATTTTGCTGCGTCTGATGCACCGAGGTTTTTTGCAACTGCGTTACGAAGATCTTTTGACATTGCATTCTCTACCATATTGGTAGCTGCTTTTGCCTGGTTGGGGAAGACCATAGCATCTCCCTGAACATTGGATCTAAATGCTGTTCTGTGCTGACGCAAGAGATCAAACGTAACATCCAAATCAGTTGCAGGGTTTGCTAATTCTTCACGTAGGTTACGCAAGGATGTAAGCAGGCTTTGATTGGCAGACGTCCCAAGCCGTTCCTGTCTTGCGATCGCTGTATTCAGAGCATTCATGGTATTTGTGGTATCAACTGCGGCATTACCCATTTTATTGGTGACGTCATTGATAACAGCGCCAGCGGCATCCTTCCGTCCCCTTAACGTGGTGGTCAGAGATTTCACCACATCATCAGGGTTGTACTCACCAAAACGGTCAAAATAATTGCTTACCAGCTTACTACGCGTTGCATATTGCTCCGCTCGCTTTGAGCCTGTCCCGAGCAAAGCCCCCTCAGCATCCTGAGTAAGTCCGCGAGTGAAAGCATTTTTCGGCGGGATAACATCAGATGTCATTGGTGTCACGCCCATCGATTCTGATGTGGCAATTTTCTTCGCCACTTCTGGCGCAATATCACCTTTTATAGCCGTTATTCCACGCCCTATTCCCTTTGCTGCTGCGGAAAGAACACCCTGAGCGGCAAGGTTAACTCCGGCATTTTTAGCTGCATTTTGTGCGAAATCACCTTTCTGATTTGCGGCCTCTGCCAGTGATCCAATAGCCATGCTTCCTGCCGTTCCAACTCCTGGAACTAAATACCCGCCAATTGTTTCTCCAGCTTGAGCGTAGGGGTCTGTCGGTCTGTCTACTGGACGATAGACATCATCCAATACTTTTGGCCCACCAAGCCCCTGACTGATTGCATTAATCAGACTTGCGCCACCCTGCAATACGTCAAATGGTATGTTTACCAGACCACGACCAGCCTGTTCTGCAATTTGCCCTGCACTTTGACCACCAGTGAGCCAATCGCCAGCTTGTTGCATCAATGATGGTTCTTCCCGTGTTGGTGCATTATTGTCCTGATTAACTGTTTTTTGCTGAACAGCCTGACCAGCAAAATACTCATCAATGGCGGTGCCAATATCTTCCGTGCTCGTACCATCAGGGAAGGTAAATGTCTTACCGTTTGCAGTTACTTTCATCATTCCACCGTAAATTGAATGCCTGATTTTGAGGTATATGATCCAACCTGATTCCGTGGTTCTCCTGAAGGCGTCGAATCTTGTGCTGGCGCTGCGTCAGTATTCATTGACATATACCGCTTAACGGCACTCCCCAATGATTCACCTTTTTTAACATCCAACCCCAATATCTGACCGCCATTACGCGATTGTCCAGGGTTGCCATTCGCGCTCATCCACTCGGCTTTAAACTCATTAAACTGCGCGTTTCGTCGCTCAAGGTTTGCCATTGCATCAAGCCATCTTGCGACCGTCTCAGGGTTATCCATGTCAGTTGGCGCACCCTGTCGAACGATCTCAACGTCTTTATCCGTTGCTGGGCCGGGAGGTAGGAATTTAAGAACCTGACTGTTAACAAGGGCATTTTGGCGAATGCGCAAATCACGCAATGTCGTATCACTTCCGGTAAGTTTTGCGAACATGTTCTGTGCGTTACCGAACAAACCTGTCGTTGGTTTTTCTGCTCTGAACTGTTGAGCAAGCGCACTCATAGAATTGGCTGAGTTTGATGATGCTGTGGCATTGTTTACAGCCGTCTCGATGCCTTTTTCCATGTTTACTGACAGCTTAGGTGCTTCGCTAATCAACTGCTGAGCCTTTTCCTGCGCTTGCTGCATCTTAAACCCGAACTCTTGCTGATCCAGAGCCAAGCGTTGTGCTGCGATATTGTGCCCAGTCATTGCTGACTGATAGGAAAGGTTTTGCCCTCTCGCCTGAAGTGCTTCACCAGCCTGATTGCTGCGGATTGTTTCTGCCAGCCTGCCTCGGTCAATTTCACGACCAGCCATCTTATCCTGAACAGCAAACGCCTTTTCTGGCCCAAGTGCACCGAGAGACATAGTAGTCAGCATGTGTGATAGCTGCTCTGGATTCTGGATACCTGTCTGAATCATCCAGTCAGCATTAGCGCCAACGCGATTTAACCTGTCCTTGTTGTCAGTAATGAATTTACTGTAGGCTTCCGGTCCCTGAGAAAGAGCGACGTTAGCTCTCATGGCTAAATCGCCCATATCGTTGCGTTGCTGATCATTAAGACCTGAAAACGCCTGTTGTGCCTGTGCAACAAACGCTGGATTTTCCTGGGCAAACTTAAATAGTCCCGATGGATCACCAGAAGCCCATGCATCAGCATGAACCTTATTGAACGCACTAATCGCTTTCTGTTGCTGTTCCTGATTGTAAATATCAGCAACTCCAGCCAGACCACGTAACGCGGTCAGACCAACGTTATTTGCACCTGATCGAGCCAATTCATTGTTTTCGCGGATCAGACCAAGCGTTGCGTTAATGTCGCTTGCCTTTGGCGCATTCTCATTTTGCGTACCGATGCCAGCCAGAAAACCACCAGAATTAATACCCTGTTGCCACGTAGCCATGATTACCCCTTAAAACAACGAGCCAAGCAGACCAAGACCGCCACCAACAGCGGCACCGATACCAGTACCAATACCAGGAACAATGCTGCCAAGTTGTGCTCCAGCAATTGCTCCAGAGGCAGCCCCGCCTATTGCAGATTGAAGGCCGGAAGGTCTATTAGCGTTTGCCGCCGCCAGTGCCGCGCTTTGCTGTGAAATCTGGCTCATGTTGTTGGCATATGTTTGCCCGGCGTTTGCCTGTCCCTGAAGAGCGCCAAGACCAATATTTGCCAGATTCTGGTAGTTGTTCATTTGTCCAGATAGCCATTGCTGGCCAAGAGTTGGTGCGATTGTTGCTAACTGATTACTGGTTGCGGTGGAACCTAATCCACCTGTTGCTTCCGCTGCCGCCAGACTCTGATAGCGCGCCTGACCAGCAAGGTCTTTGTACTGCTGAGAGTTGTAATACTGGTTAAGCGCCTGACCTTGCCCCTCCAGAGACGATAAGTTCTCGAGGCTGCCGACATACTTCTCAGCCAGAGGAGTAAACGGTTTCAGGTTGTTCATGATGGTGTTGAACTGCTGATTTTGCAGGTCTGCGGCATACTTCTGAGCTTCTGCTGCATACTTTGCGCTTTTATCAGAACTGCCACCTTTCCCGCCTTTTTCAGGGTAATAAGGTTCCTCGCCGCGCAGTTTTCTGCCCAGCGTAAATGCATATAACATGGCTATCTCCCGTGATTCAGGAAGTCGATTAGTTCTTCGCGTGTGGCGCTGTAAAACGTCACGTCATCCACGCCTTTGAAGTATTTCTTGATGGTTCCTACACGCTTAAGGCCAATCATTGCGCAGTACATCTGCCCGTGGCGGAATTTGCGTGCAGCAAATGATGTGACGCACTGAACGGTGGTGTTGGTCAGAATGTATCGCCAGAACGCCAGCCCTATTTCCTTGCTGAAGCCGCGAATCTCTGGCAGGTACATGGCGTGGCAATCGAATGTAAGCGGCTGAATCTCCTGATAGTAAACAATGCCGCCAAACTGCCCGTGCACGTTAACTTCAAAGTAACGGCAATCAGGTTTGTAGCCGTATTCATCACCGTTATTGCTCCCGGCGATAATGTCAGGGTGATTTCCGACTGCTTCTATCAGGTCGATGTTTCGCGTTGGTTTGAATGTAATCATCAGTCAATCAGCCCATGTAATCTAAGTGCTGTTTCAAGCGCCAGAATACGCTGCCGCGCCTGCTGCAAACCTGTAGCGAGAGCTGCGACTTCGGATTGTGTGTATGTAGTGCCGACAGTGTATGACTGGTTAGCGTTGAATGAGCCAAGAAGTGGCGTACCTGTGGCTGCAGTCCATCCGGTATTTCTTGCTCCAACAACCTGAATTCCATCAACTGAATATGATGTTTTTACATCCAGCGGTGACGCAAGAGACTGCGATTTGGTTACAGTTTTCGATACGTAATCACTCTTAATGTCAGATACATCGCTTTCTACGCCATCCAGTCTTTTGTCAACAGTGACCAGATGCGCCTGAATATCGATAACCTCATCCAGCAAGTAATCAACATCGCTACGCAGTACGACTATCTTCCCTTCGGCGGTTGTTAACCTGACCTCAAGGAGATTTATCGCTTTTGTGTTTGCGGTGATTCTTGCATCGTGGTCAGCCAGTTCGACATCCTGTTCATCGTTTTTTACTTGGGCATCATAAGCGCCCTGACCAGCCTGATTTGCCTTTCCAGCAATTGCACCGACATCAGCCCCCTGATTAATGACATACAGCAGGTAAGACTGGCTGAAGATATTGCGTGGAAGGATTGATGTATCGAGCCGCGTCGCCTGAACAATAACCGGTGTGTTGAGATTCGAATCAGCCATTACTCAATCCTTATCTGAGCGCCAGACAGAGTGACAGGTGACTTCGTGATAATGCGCAATTTGAAGCCGACATTTTTCCTGATGCGCCCGACTCGCTTCCACAAAACGCGTTTGTCGTAAACGAACGGTTCATTCTGCTCAATCATCTGCTCACGACCGTAATTGATGCCGTCAGTGGTTGCAGAGAGGAACAGGCGGTCAGCGTACTGAGCGACACCCGTCGATGATTCAACTTCCAGATCGAAGCATCTGCCGTTATCCGCTTTGAACAACGGAGTAAACAACAGGTGTTCCTGTTGCTTGTCGTACTGGCTGCTGATATCGAACTGCAATTTGCCGATAACCGATTCCAGCTTATCTCCGCACGTTATCTGATTGCCTTCGTAAATGAAGTCGATAGCGCGGTACACATCGTCATACAGGCCTGTTTTCAGCACACACCATTGCGGACCATTGGCGCTTGAAGATGCGTCGTACACGAGAACATGGCGCGGAAGGTGGATAATCAGCAACTCATGCGCATCAAACCGCAACGATTCCATCACGCCATCAGCCAGTTCATCAGCGGTATAGGAACGGAGGATTTTCTCAATGCTCGCGCTGGCGATTGGTGATACCTGACCGGAGCCGATGATGTATACAGACGGCGCACCTGTTGCCGGATTGCTGATGAACGCATAAGAATCAGCGAATGGCGTTTTGCAGTAAGTCCCGGCAATACCTTTCTGCACCATCAATGATGGCTGTGCGACATACAAAGCGGCACCAACGGTGGTTGCCCCCGTCAGGGAGAAATATTCAATCGTCGATGAACCAAAGCAGACGATGAAGTCTCGCCATGTTCCGATGCCGATGATGCCGTCAGGCTGAGACTCAGCACGATATTGTGCGCTGTAACGGTCAGGATGAGATTCGTCTTCAAGGTCAGTGATAAACCATGAATCAGTACCGTCTTTTGACCACGCATAACGCCCACGTAAGCGCGTAATGTCACGAACCGAACCTAACTCATACTGCGTGAATCCGCTATCTGTAGGCCAGTTTGAGACGGTTTTAACCGTGCCATCATAACGATACTCTACCAGTTGCCCGTTAACGCCTACCGCCTGTGATGTTCGACCATGCGCCATTGATACGCGACCACTTCCGGCAACATCACCGACCTCACTTTCGCCCTTATACAGTTTGCCACCACACACGCGATAAACAGCATTCTGCGCCATGTTGTACTCGACGCCTCGCGATACGCCGTTCACATCAGAACGTTTGGCAATGCCCGGGAATGAGCGAAGATATCCGCTGCTGTTCAGGATTTCTTTGGGTGTAGCCAACATATTCACTGGCAGATAGTCGATATAGTCGGCGTTTCGGAAGTCTTTGCCGACACCTTTCATAAGCGGAAGTTGCTGAATCGGCATTTATTCGCTCCCGTTATCGCAAGGTTCCTTTCGGTGGAAGTAATTCCAACCATTCCACTTCGCCAACTGGTTACCGCTACCAACAGGCATACGGTTTGGATAACCGGACTTACATTTAGCGGCTTTTGCTCTGTCCATTGCAGACAGTTTGACGAGTCGCTCTTTCCCGTATCTGGCAGTGGTTATAAGTTTTGCTGACGCTTCCAGCGCATAATCCGGAGCAATGCGGCAGGCAAGGTTGAAAATGACAGCATTGATAGCGTTATTTGATAAACCGTGCTCATCTCCCGGATTTGGAGCGACATCTGCATCAGCGAAAATGTAGCCAACATTGATACCTGGTGACGCATCACCGCCAAGCCATTCCGCCATCATCATTTCAAGGTCGTTGACACCATCTTCCATGGACTGAGGTTCGACATCGGTTAACGTGGCATTTGATGCCACACCGAGCTTACGTAATGCCGCAAGAACTAAATCACCCTTCGTTGTCAGGTTCATCTGCTGCCGCCTTAGGTTTTCGACCAGGCTTTTTACGCTGTTTTTCTTCTGGCTCTGGCTCTGGCTCTGGCTCTGCAACATCCTTCAGAAGGTCATCCGGATGTGCAAACCAACCAGCATCCAGATATTCCTGAAGCTCTTCGGCTTTCACGATTTCAAAGTCGTAGCCAACGCCTTTCCACTTCTTCATGTCGCCATGACGAAAGATCATGTGTGTCATGCTTGTCTCCAGATAAAAAAGGGAGCCGAAGCTCCCTCTGGTTATCACGCGGTCTGGTTAGGCAGACCAACACCAATTGCCTCTGGTCGTACAGCACATGCTGAATACCACACAGCAATACGGCACTTACCAGACAGAGTGTTGATATCACCCTGCGTTGCGAAGATGCCGTTAACACCAATACCAGGAATGCTGAAGGAAGACGTTTTCATACCAGCAAACAGTTCATGGGTTACCGGGATCGGCTGAGACAGCAGGCGGATTGAGTCATCAGCCCAGAACACGTTAGCGGTGGTTGTTGCCACGTTCAGAACGTTCACCGGAGTGTTATCAGCAAGAGAGGTGTTTACATTAGCGTAAGCCTTCTCTTCTTTTGTCAGTGACGCGTCATCCAGTGCAATCGGCTTCGGCGTGATTTCGATGTGAGTACTATCGATCACACGGGTGATTGAGAAAGTCGCATCATCAGTCAGCACGTTCTTCGCCATCTGAGACAGGAATTTCACACCAGTGAAGCTGATTTTGTCGCCGCGCTTAAATCCGGCGGTGGAGGATACGGTCACCGTTGCAACACGATTGTCGACGTTCTCTTTGTTACCATCGGTATCAAGGGTGTATGCCTGCGGCTTAAACTTCTGCGCACCAGAAACAGTTACACCAGTAGCGGTTGATTTGGTAACTGCCGGAAGTTTCGGTGAGCGAAGAATTTCATCAAAGCCAGCAATCTGACGCTGAATAGTACCGTTGCGATACGCTTCTTCAGGAACTCGCCCGAAGATGTCGCCATCTACCAAGTTGCGGCCTGCTTTGCGGTAATCGTCAGGGTTCAGGAAGTAACTGATGCCCATGTCGCGGTTGAGTTCGCGGGAGAACATCAGGCGCTCTGCATCAGACACAAAATCCCAGCCAGACAGGCCTGTAGATGGACCAATTGCGCGGGTATCGTGAACAACAAGCGAACCCATTTCAGTTGCCTGTTTGGCAATCGCTGACTCAATGTTATTCGCCAGTTTTTTGGCGGATGCCTGGATGCGGCGACGGTAAGAACGCTCATCACGCAGGTCATCTGCACGAAGCTCGAAGAAATCGTTATCCGGATCGCCCATGTTGCATTTCACGGAGAGTTCCAGAATCCCTGTTGCGTTGCCAGTTAAATCCCAGCCAGTCTGGGTTGGCGCTTCCTGCTCAACAGGCATCCACACGGTATTGCTTGAACGCTGCATGGATTTTGCCGGAGGGGTGTATTTTGTCACTTTGGACGCCATTGGCGTCAGGTTCTGGACGGTTTCGATGATTTCATCCAGAGCATACGTGACCAGTTGACCTTCATTTAATGCCATTATCGAATTCCTTTATTCAGTTGCGCCTTAAGCTTGCGGTACGTCTCTACATCCCCTTTGTTTGCTGCCGCTTCCATCTGCTTTTCAATCGCAGAGATATTTGCAGCAACAGCGTGTCCCTGAATTGGTTCATCAGGTAACGGGGCTTCTGAAACAGGCTTGGCTCGAGGCTTGAGAGTTAAACGTTCTGACAGTCGAGTGAGTTCAATCAGCGCGGATTGCCCGTCCATCGCCAGCAACTGGCGTGTTTTCTCAGGATTAGCACCAAGGTGATACATGAGAGCGGCGGATTTCTCCGGGAAGAGGCGCATGATGTCGGCACCGACTGCTGGCGGCACCAGTTGCATGAATGCATCCTCTTTCTCCTGATAGTCAGGGATATTGAGCTTTTCCGCTGCGTCGTAGTGCTTACGGGCTGCCTCGACGTATTGCGCTGATTGCTGGGTGAACTCCTGAGTTTTGCGCCCCTGCTCGGCGACAGCCTGGCTTCGTGCGTCCATAGCCTTGATCTGCCATTCACTGTTTGCCTGCTGGAAGGCAGCCAGTGCGCGGCTCTGGTCATAGTCGTACTTAGCCAGTGCATCTTCGGAAAGATAATCGTTAGGGTCTGGTTGTTTTGGTAACTCAGGGTTCACCCGCAGGTGTTCCGGCAATTCTCCACGCTTAACCGCTTCCATCTGCTGCTCAAGCTCACGCTGGCGTTTGCGTTCGATGCGGCGACGGGCAAATTCAGCATTAGTTGCCGGGTCTTGTTTTGGTTTCTCATCGTCTTTCAGGACAATCTCGAAGCCTTCTTCCTGACCTGCGTTGTCGTTGGCATTATCGACAACTAAGCCATCAGCAGATGCCGCTGCATGATTGCCGGGCAGGGTTAATTCTTCAGAAGCCTGAATGTCGGTGGTTTGGTCCATGATTAACTCTCTCTTATTGAGGTGTCTCGGCTACTCCGCCGGAGGGGATTTGAACTTGACGCATAAGATTAGCGAAATCCATGCGTTGTGAATGAGTCTGGTCTGCATCTTTAAGAAGCAGCTCAGCGTTAGCACGAGCATCTTTGCTGCGCTGTTGCTGGAATTGACCTACGAGCTTGAGGTACTCACGCAGTTCTGCCTGCTTGTCGAGGTCCATATTGTTGAAGATTTCTGCAATCTTCGCGGCGTTGAGTTGGTTTTGGGCTTCAACCTTGGCGGCTTCAACCTGAATCTGCGCCTGTTGGTTCTCTGCCTTGAGCAATTCAGCCTGACCTTGCAGAAGGATACCCTGCGCCTGAATTTGCTCTGCTGATGGCTGCTGCGGCTGTTGTTGTGCCTGCTGTACCATCTCCATCTCTTCAGGTGTTTCTGGTTTCTTCAGCCCCATCATCACCAGTTGCTTGTTCGCGTACTCTCGCATCATCTCGACGCCTTTACCGTCAAGCAGCGTGAAGTATTGCAGCATCAGCATCTGGAACTCTGGAGTACCTTGCGGAACCTTGGTTAGTAACTCCTGAATCTCTGCGCGGTTCTGTTCCTTCATGCTCTGGAAGGATGGCCCAACGTCCGTATAGCACTCATAGCGACCACGAATGTCGTTGAGTGTGACCACATTGCCGGACTGGTAATCGACAACTTGCGCATAGAGTTGAACGTCTTTCTCGCTTCCATCTTCAAGTGTCAGCGTTACATGACGAGGAACGTCATAAATATCGTTGACCATTGAGGCATAAATCTCGCCATCACGTCGCATTGCGGTAGCCAGGTTATCCTGGAACACGTATGTCTCAAGGTCTGCCCGCATGTTCAGTTGATTGACGGTATCGAAAGCGACCTGACCATTTGCCGCCTGCGCATCCACACCAAGACTAGCCACCTCTTTCACTGCGTTGGTGGCAGCCTCAAGCATGTAAGCGTTGGCTTGCGGCACTTCAGGGTTTTCCATGTAGGAGATTGGACCAATCGGCAGGTCGTTACCGTTTTCATCGGTCTTGTTCTGCAGATAGTACGGATAGTCATCATTTCCACCGTACATGTATTCGTAGCCTTCGATTTGCTCAGGGAAGAAGGTCGGTTTCTTCTTCGGTGAACGAGCAACAATATCGGCGTTGAATGACATGATCATGTTACGAAGGCGCTGACCGTCTTTCGTCAGCCTTACCACTCCTTCGTAGCACTCCTTGTCACCAGCGAATGACCATTCGCCATACACTGGAACGATTGGAATATGCTCTCCGGCTATCTTCTCGCGGTCTTTCAGTATCTGCGTGCAGGTGATGATCGACTTATACACACGCCGACGCTTCACCTTGCGCTCTGCTACCTTAATGAATCCACGATTAGCCAGGTCGTCGATGACGTCTTTGATATCCTGCTGGTAATAGCTGACCGGCTCACCTGTCAGCGGGTCGCGGTAGATGAAGACCTTCTCTTTCTTCTCTTCGACCTCGTAATACTCAGCGACGTAGACGACATCATTCGATACCCAAGGGAACAGCCATGTATCGTTCGGATTCTGGAAAGATGGCAAGGTATCCGGATCAATACCGTAATCCTCTGCGAACTCTTTCCAGCCATTGCGTGACAAAGCGTTAATCACCGTGCAGTGCTTAGCGTCGCTCTTATCCATCTGCTTGCTATTGGCGTCCCATATGACGTGTGAGCAGGCTTCATGGATTGGAAGGCGTCGGATTACCTGATTGTTGCTTGTTGGATCGTTGTCTTCGTACTGCGTGACCAGACGCCATGCACCAACGCCGGACTCTATCTGCTCACGAACGCCAACGTTAACGGCAATCTTTGCCGTGTTATGGCGCATATCAGTACGATACATCCCCATCAACACATCGGCAGCATCAGGATTAGCGCCGTCTTTGGGTCGGAAGAGAACGTCGATAGGGTTCCGGCGCATCTCTGCGACCAGTTTCCTGACCACCGGGCGAACAACATCGAATTGTCCGCGATATTGCAGAGTCGTGTAGTTTGATAGCCAGTCATCCCATTGCGACACTCGGCTAAAATACAGGTCATTTGTCGCCTCGGTTCTGGCTTCATCGCTCGCCATCCAGTCTGCGTCAAACTTACACAGAATGGAATTGAGTCTGTTTTCGTCGGCCATTTAAGTTCTCCGTGCGATGGGCCTGATTGGGGCTGGTATCTTTTTCTCTTTTGGTTTTTTGATGTCGCGCATCATTTTTGCGAAGCGGCGCATCATGTATGCATAGCGAACGGCGGATAGCACGTCGTCGTTAAGCTTGACGATTTTCCCGTTTTCATCACGGTGATAGAGGCGGAACTCCTCAAAGAATGGCTCACAGGTGTTGAATACTTTGAAGCGACCGTCGAGCATCATGTCTCGCAATTCAGTGATGCCAGGCTCAACAGCATTACCGCCATCAGGCCATGTCGCATGCTCCTGCAACATCATAAAACCAGCGTCCGCGTACTGCCCTTTAAGCTGCTCACCGCCGCCCTTCTCATGCTGGTTTCCGTCATGAGGCCATGCGGTTGGCACTTTATGCGCCCATGATTTAACAGCTCACCACGCCTGAACGGCTGTCTTTTCTTTCGCCTTCCACACGCGTGAAACGTAGATTGTGTCTGCGTCCTTATCCCACCAAAGCTGAACCTGCGCCTGAGGGTGATCCCATCCGAAATCCATCCCACCAATTACGTAGAAGTGATCAGGACACTCGAACGGCTGACACTTAATCGTCTCTTCCGGTATCTGGAAGATTCGACCGCTACCCATCGTAGGAATACCGCGAGCACGCGCCTCTCTCTCATGCTCTGGATAGGATGCGATGATTTGCTCTTTCTGCTCGTCGGTATAGTGCTCAGCGTCATAGATGGTCATGTTGACCACTTTCTGCGACTTGCTGGGGTTCTTCAGGAACTTGGTAACAACGTCAGACATCCCCATCAGCGGGGTAAACGTCAGAATTGAGAATTGCCCGTATTTGTTGGTACGGGTAAGCCCTTCGCCATAAATGCTGTATGGTGGTTCTTCGTCAAACCACACGCCGTGGATTGTGTCACCCTGCCAGCGAGCACGGCCTTGCGAGTATGGTTTGAAGTAGCAGATTGAAATGCCATCTTCAACGCCATCAGCCGTGTGATGCTTAACCAGAAGATGATCAACAAGGTTCGGAAAGAAAGGAGACTTCTTCCAGCTAATGATGTCTTCTTTCGGTATGGAACCGTAGCCAGGTTCACCATTCTCTTCGATACGACCGCACAGGATGCGTTGAGTCGTTTTGGTTACAGTCTCGTTTGTCTCTCCACCAATCCAGAAGACAACAGGCTCATAGAAACGCTTACCTTTCCACTCACCGCCATATTTACCATCAGCAGGATAGCCTTTTGTGCCCGGATAACGCCCGGTAAGGTGAAACGCGACTTCAGCAGCACCAGTAAATGACTTACCAAGCTGGTTACCAGCCATAAAACATCGCTCTGGATAGTCATGCCCGGCGTCGATGAACTCACGCTGTTTGCTGTATGGCGTAAATTCATATAGCAGGTGTGTGTTACGGTAGTTCTCTTCTTCTTCGAGTAGCTCGAGCAATTCGATTTGCTCTTCGTCGCTCAGGTTATCAAGAATCGCGTCCAGTTCCACGGTTGAATAGCTCCTTGATACGAGAGCGTCGCTTATCGCGATCTCCCTTATCAGGTGTCACGTCTTCAACTTGCGACTGCTCTTTGAGGCCCAAATCACGGGCGATGATGTTAGCGTTGAGAAGGTCAGCAGCAGCGCCAGAGAATTTCTGGTCGTAGATGACCTGTTCTGCTCGCGTAACGACTTCAGATAAATCTTCTCGCAGGCGATATGTGCGCCATGTTTCAAGCGTCACATCAATGAACAGAGTGAGTCCGGTAATGGTCATCGCTCGCATCTTGGCGATAGGCTCTTGTATCACTTCACCCTGATACGAGAACGCCTTCATCTCCCATAGCGGGTTAGCTTCCACCCACTCGAAGTATTCACAACAAGCAGCCCACAGCGCCTCAGGCGATTCGAATTTAGGGTTTCGCCCATGACTACTGCGGGCCTCCCAAAATCGGTTGCCCTTTGGTGCTGCCATATTCATCTCACTTAGTTGTTATTTCAGGCTGATGACTCTTTCGCGCTTTCAATCAGTGACTGCTTCAGCAAGTAACCTTCGAGCATCCAGATTTTGCTTACAGCATTCTGCCGGGCAATCTTCCGACCAATTTCTGCATCAAAGTTTTCCGGGCTTGCACAGGCACTCTCTCCGGTGACGGTGAAGCCATTCTTCAGCACCAGTACGCAGAAAGTGAGCAACTTCAATGGTGATAAATCACGATCGCCTTCTTCTGGTTTTTCCCTGCCACAATATTCGTTGCTGGAAATGGCACCATTACGTCCATCATAAGCAGTAAAGTAATGCTCGCTTTTAATCACGTCTTCGATGTGCTGAGGAGTGATTCGCGGGGCTGTTTTGCCTTTCTCAACGATTTCTTTTTCGATTTGCTGGTCGCTCATAATTATGACCCTGTAGAGTGGTTGCTTGATTAGGATGTCTTTCCATCAGTCCGCCACCACAAAGAATCTTTTTTGCCATAAGGCAGGAGGTTCATCTTTCAGTGGCTGCCGGTGTTATTTCCCCACTTACTGGCTTGGGTTGCTTCGTGGTACTGCCGTAACTGGTTGCCAAGAATAAATTCCGGTTTCATTATCAAGCCCACCCGTAGATGGGCTTTGTAATGGATAGCCGTTGCTCAGTTCTCGTAATGCTTTGATTTTTCCGATAACGCAGTTTTGCGTTTGCCATCAGCACGCGATATCGAGAGTCAACTGCAGTTGCTCGCGCCAGTACTCAACATTTGCTTCAATAACCGGCTTATCCCATCGCCAGCGAGCCATCTCTCTTGCCCCATTGCTGGCTTTTGATTTCCGGTCATCGCGAATGCGACATGCTTGCTCATATTTCTGCTGCTCAGTCAGTTCACCGCGAAGCAGACTATCAATGTGCAGGTCGCACCACACAGCAAAACGAGCATCACACCAACGGGCAAATGCAACTGAAAGTTTTGGATGTAGCCACGTACCACCACCCCTGTCCTTTCGTGCCTTGCTGGTTTTTACATACCTCGATTGTGAGGGATGTAAAATTTGAGATTCTTTCCCGGTCAACGCTTCGTCTAAAGCACGAACGTATTCAAGCGTTTCTGCCAAACGCATCCAGTTATCAATGCGTTTCCCAAATCTCTCAGCAACACCTGTGACGTTGATCCAACCATCAGTGTTGAAACTGACAATTTCACCTTTGTAATTAAGTGGCACGATATTCATAACGTTTACCTACCATTTGAAATGAACCTTTGCCGCATAGGAAACCAGCCCACCGAGGCTCGCCAGCACTAACTGGTATCCTCAAAGGCCCATTCCAAAGGGGCAGGTTCGGTGTAAAAAACATGCGTTGCGGTACGCATTTATTGCAAAAAGCCCCGCATCGCGAGGCTCATTAAATTGACTTTGTGATTTGCAAAAAAATTATTTCAGGCATTGCGTCCTGATGTATTCTTGCAGGTAGTTAACCTGCGCGGTTATCTTGTCGATTCCACTTCGGAGACGGTAATAATTGAGTTCAGCATCTGCTGTAAGTCTTGGGCTTTCTCCATCGCCCATGCCGCTGGCTCCGGTCTTTGACTTTGCACAGGAGGCGGCGACTTGCAGCCGCTTACGCCCAGCAGAAACATCATCACGGAGACTTTCGATAGTCGCGTTAGCATCAGCAAGCTCCTTTGTATATCTGGCATCGAGTTCTGCTACATCACGTTGACGCTTCTGCATATCAGCGATGATGGATGTGGCTTTATCGCGCTGGTCTTTGTAGGCGATGGCGTTATCACGGTAATGATTAACAGCCCATGACAGGCAGACGATGATGCAGATAACCAGAGCGGAGATAATCGCGGTGACTCTGCTCATACCTCAATCTCTCTGACCGTTCCGCCCGCTTCTTTGAATTTTGCAATCAGGCTGTCAGCCTTATGCTCGAACTGACCATAACCAGCGCCCGGCAGTGAAGCCCAGATATTGCTGCAACGGTCGATTGCCTGACGGATATCACCGCGATCAATCATCGGTAAAGCGCCACGCTCCTTAATCTGCTGCAATGCCACAGCGTCCTGGCTTTTCGGAGAGAAGTCTTTCAGGCCAAGCTGCTTACGGTAGGCATCCCACCAACGGGAAAGAAGCTGGTAACGTCCGGCGGCTGTTGATTTGAGTTTGGGGTTTAGCGTGACAAGTTTGCGAGGGTGATCGGAGTAATCAGTGAATAGCTCTCCGCCAACAATGACGTCATAACCATGATTTCTGGTTTTCTGTCGTCCGTTATCAGTTCCCTCTGACCACGCCAGCATATCGAGGAACGCCTTACGTTGATTATTGATTTCCACCATCTTCTACTCCGGCTTTTTTAGCAGCGAAGCGTTTGATAAGCGAACCAATCGAGTCAGTACCGATGTAGCCGATGAACACGCTCGTTATATAAGCGAGATTGCTACTTAGTCCGGCGAAGTCGAGAAGGTCACGAATGAACCAGGCGATAATGGCGCACATCGTTGCGTCGATTACTGTTTTTGTAAACGCACCGCCATTATATCTGCCGCGAAGGTACGCCATTGCAAACGCAAGGATTGCCCCGATGCCTTGTTCCTTTGCCGCGAGAATGGCGGCTAACAGGTCATGTTTTTCTGGCATCTTCATGTCTTACCCCCAATAAGGGGATTTGCTCTATTTAATTAGGAATAAGGTCGATTACTGATAGAACAAATCCAGGCTACTGTGTTTAGTAATCAGATTTGTTCGTGACCGATATGCACGGGCAAAACGGCATGAGGTTGTTAGCGCAGCCTCTTGCCACCCGCTTTCACGAAGGTCATGTGTAGAAGGCCGCAGCGTAACTATCACTGATGAATTCAGGATAACCAGTGGCTACGGCTCAGTTATGGTGCTGATTAACGGACTTGAACCGCCACCCATTCGCTTACAAGGCGACTGCTCTACCATTGGAGCTAAACCAGCATGTTTGGCGGGACAGCGTGGACTCGAACCACGATAAGAAGGTTAACAGCCTTCCGTAATGACCTTTATACGACTGACCCAAATAAAAAAAGCCACCGTTGCAACTTAAGAGTCACTAACGGCAGCTTACCCTCTAATTATGGCTAAATGGCTAATTGCATGTCAAGACTTTTAACAGCAATATGCTTAACTTTCTCTACACGTTTACGCATTTTGAAAGCATTTTGCATTGGCTGGTATAAAACAAATAATGACGCTTTCAGGATGTCGTCAATTTCGTTTCTACAGGTTGCCAGTGAAGGTTTTCGCCATCCCTCGCCACCACGTCCACACATCTTGCGTGGCTTTGCAGTCGCGTGATAGTAGGATGCAATTGCTCGCTTAGATGAACCATGAGCGTAGTAGCTGAGGAGGATGCCAAAGGCTTTCTTGTCAATGCACATGACGGAATCGACGACCTGAGAAATCAACATTCCATCATCATCATTACACATTGGCCTTGTCATAACTCTTCCCGGCTCTACGCTCTCCATGAACTTCGCTATTACGCTGCTCATGCGCTTTTCCAGACGACCTGAATAAACCCATGCTCCCCACAGTTCAAGCCAGCCACTCAGCCACTCGTGCTGCTCTTTGGTGAGGTTTAGTTCTCTTATGCTCATCGTCTTCCCCTCTTGCCCTGTTTGACCATCAGGACGCCGTTAACTATTACGTGACGCTCGCCTTTGCTGTCTCGGTTGTACTTGAGCACTGTTCCTCTTGCGCAGGAAAGCATCCTCGCCACTTCGGTCTGATTGCCTCGTGTCTGGATAAGAAGCTCTGGTATCGTTTGAATTGTGGCGTTCATACGTTCTCCAGTTCGGTGATTTTTATTCCAAGCCTTCCTCCTGGTACTTTCACACCACGAATTACACGAATGTCGTCGAATTGCTCGTCGTCTTCCGCAAATCCGGCATGGATAAGGGAGTCGAGTAAACCTTTAAGAATGTTGTCGAGGTCGCGGCGGCGGGAGTCTGGAACGTCTGCGATGACTTTGATGCGGAGTCGTGATTTGGTGAAAATGTCTAACTTGAGTTGGCGGATTATTTGCTGTACATCTTTTCGGTATTTCTGGCCTTTATCGCTGATGTAGTATTGGCTTCCCCGTCTTCGCCAGTAGGTATTCACCGACGGCGGGTATGGAAGCACAAACTGATATTCGTTCATGACTTAATCTTCCCCTCCTTCAGCAGTATCGCCTGCGTCCTGATCACGCCTTCGAGGTGGTAAAGTCTGGCGTCTTTGTTGTCGAGGTTATGGGTGCGTCGGTCGATTTCATCGTGACACGCGCTACAAGCCCATGCGCCGATCAGGTCGTCAGGCTTCATTCCCGTTCCGCAAATTCCAGCCATCCGGTAATGTGCCAGAACTGTAGTTTCAGGATTGCCATTGCATACGCCGTAAATACGTACCTGGCATTCTCTGCCGCGTGCTTCTTTGCGTAGGTTAGCCATTATGGTTCACTCCAGTAATTCTCAATTGCAGCAGCCATTCTCTGCATCCACTCAGCCAGCTTTAACGCGGCTTCTCTTTCAGAACCACATTTAGGGAAATCCTTCATTTCCATGCTGGCCTTATATGTTCTGAATGCCAGGTCTCCGGTAATAATCAGATTCTGATCAAGCACCGAGCGTTTATTCCGGTGTTGAACGTAATAGACAGATTCAGTCCGCATTTCTTCTCTGTCTTTTTTGAAGGAAATAAGCTCAGAGAAATCACTCATCGTCTTCTTCCTCGTACATTGAGCTATTCGGATCGCTCATCAGTTCTGCGCAGCAGTGCTCACACACGTGAACTTCCAGCACATGCAGCTTCTGACCGCAGTTAGCGCACGTTAAAGCCCGCTCGACGCTTTCTTGTTCGTAACTTCGATTTGGGTCAATCACCTTGTTTTCCTCGCACGATGTCTTAGCCACCGGATATCCCACAGGTGAGCCGTGTAATTGAAGGTTTTTACGTCAGATTCTTTTTGGATTGGCTTGCGTTTATTTCTGGAGCGTTTCGTTGGAAGGTATTTGCAGTTTTCGCAGATTATGTCGGTGATACTTCGTCGCTGTCTCGCCACACGTCCTCCTTTTCCTGCGGTAGTGGTAACACCCCTGTTGGTGTTCTTTCACACCGGAGACACCATCGATTCCAGTAAGGTTGATTTGGTCGGAAGCGGTTATCTTCTTTGCATTCACCGCACCGATAACATCGCATCATGCAGCTTCCCTCCCGAAGTCGAAATAAAGCTGCCCTCCAAATATTTCGCATGACTCAGAACAAGAGCCGGTATCGAATCTTTTAGCTCGTACCATGTCCTGATACAGGGCTTGATAATCATTTTCTGAATACATTTTCGCGATACCATCCAGCGACATTCTTCCTCGGTACATAATCTCCTTTGGTGTTTCCCGATGTCCGTCACGCACATGCGATCCCGTGATGACCTCATTAAAAACACGCTGCAATCCCTCCTCATCTTTGCAGGCAAGTCCGATTTTTTGCGTTGATTTTTTAATGCAGAATATGCAGTTACCGAGATGTTCCGGTATTTGCAAATCGAATGGTTGTTGCTTCCACCATGCGAGGATATCTTCCTTCTCAAAGTCTGACAGCTCAGCAAGATATCTGATTCCAGGCTTTGGCTTTAGCCGCTTCGGTTCATCAGCTCTGATGCCAATCCACGTGGTGTAATTCCCTCGCCCGAAATGGTCATCACAGTATTTGGTGAAGGGAACGAGTTTTAATCTGTCAGTGCAGAACGCGCCGCCGACGTATGGAGTGCCATATTTCTTTACCATATCGATAAATGGCTTCAGAACAGGCATTCGCGTCTGAATATCCTTTGGCTCCCATACCGTATAACCATTTGGCTGCCCAGGCTCTGGGTTGATATCAACCTGCAATACAGTGAGCGGTATATCCCAGAACTTCACAACTTCGCGGATAAACCGATATGTCATCGGGTGTTCACAACCTGTATCCATGAAAACGTAATGCACGTCTTCACCTGCCTGTCGCTTTTGCTCCATTAGCCAGAGCAAATATGCTGACGTCCTGCCACCGGAGAAACTAACGACATTTATCATGCAGCCTTGTCTCCCCATCTTGCTTTCCACTCCAGAGCCAGTCGCGCTTCGTCTGACCACTTAACGCCACGTTCTGTACCGAATGCCTGTATAAGCTCTAATAGCTCCGCAAATTCGCCTACCCGCATCCTACTGGTTGACTGGCCTATTACCACAAAGCCAGTCCCGGCAAGGTTAGGAACAACGTCCTGCTGCTTTAAGGCTGCGGTAAACACACACTTCCAGCTTTCTGCATCCAGCCAGCGACCATGCCATTCAACCTGACGAGAGACGTCACCAAGGCAAGCCCAAAGCTTTCGATTCTGGTCTAAGCTGCGGTTGCGTTCCTGAATGGTTACTACGATTGGTTTGGTTGGGTCTGGAAGGATTTGCTGTACTGCGTGAATAGCGTTTTGCTGATGTGCTGGAGATCGAATTTCAAAGGTTAGCTTTTTCATGACTTCCCTCTCCCCCAAATAAAAAGGCCTGCGATTACCAGCAGGCCTGTTATTAGCTCAGTGATGTAGATGGTCATACGTCAGCCCCTTGTGCATATCGTCTGCCACGCGCAGCAGGTGCATTTGATGCTGTACAAATCTGTCTGGCTTCATCCTGGTCACATGCAACAAAGTGTCCGTTACAGAACCGCTGGTAAACCGTACCAAGTGAGCCAAAACGGTTTTTCGTCACGATGATTTCAGCAAATGGCGCGGCGCTACTGTTCTCGTCATATACCGCTTCCCGATAGAGCATGATGATTGAGTCTGCGTCCTGCTCAATGCTTCCTGAATCACGCAAATCTGCGTTTGTCGGGCGTTTGTTTGGTCGCTTCTCAACATCGCGTGAAAGCTGACTTAGGGAGATAACAGGCGTTTTCAGGTCTTTCGCCATCGCCTTAAGGCTTCCGGAGATGTGAGCAATTGCGAGGTCGTTGCGGTCTGCTTTCGGCTTCTCAATCAGGCCAAGATAATCCGCCATGATGAGTGACAGGTTTGGATTTTCCTGTTTGTGCCGTTCTGCGATTGAGCGAATTTCTTCGACAGATAACCGCGAGGCATCGACTACCCATACATCCAAATCTGCAAGCTGACTCATGCCGTTAGCAACGCGCGCCCAGCCTTCGTCATCCATCGATGCAGGATTTCGCAGCACGCTAACCGACATCCTCCCGGCGTTGGCAATGCTTCGCTCTGCAATCTGCAATGCGCTCATTTCCATCGAGAAAATCAATACTCCGCGCCGGACGTCAGAACCAGGAATAACGCGGCTTGCAACGCCTTCGGCAATCTTCAGCGCCAGTTCGGTTTTCCCCATACCAGGACGAGCGGCGATAATCACCAGGTCTTCCGCGTTCATCCCTCCGGTGATGGCGTCAAGTTCTTCGATTCCGGTCTTCAGGGTATCTGACTCTTCTCCGTTCCTCAGACGCCTGTCAAGCGTGTCAGTGTAGTCAGTGATGATTTCCCCTAACCGTACAGGTTTAACCTCGTCACGGGGCTTTCTGATGGCTGAGAGCCGTTTTACAAGTTCATCCATCGCCTGACTCGATGCGTCGATGGTTCCGCTTTGGATTGGTTCACGCATTTCATCCATGATTTCCAGCACCAGACGGCGGTGATAGTTATCCGCGACCATTCCGGCATATCCCTTCAGGTTTGCGGCACTCGGGCAGTTTTTGCTGGTCATCAGGATTGACATGAAATGCTCCTCTCCGCATTCCTCAGCAACCATCAGCGCGTCGATTAGGTTTCTGTTTCGCGCCTGCTTGCGGATAACCTCGAAGGCTTTTCTGTAGAGCGGAATTGAAAACGCTTCCGGCTCCAGCGTTGCCAGAACGTCACTGGCGGTTGGAGTTAATCCACCAATCAGCAGGCCACCGATAACGCTCGCTTCGATATCCTGTCTCATGCAATCCCCCTGTCTGCAAACTTCCCTTCCCGAACTCCCGTTAACGAGTCTTCTCTCAGCAGGTAATCAAAATCAGCCGTCCAGCCCGTGTCGTTGTCTCCGAAGTAAAACGGCTTGGCCTGATGTACAAACGCCCTGACATACACTCTGAAACCGTCCACGTTTGGCGTTTTCAGTTGCGGGATGATTTTCTTCAGGCGGCGTTTGCGTTTCTCGTTGACCGCAACAGCATGTGGAAGTCTGTCACCGACTTCGGTGTTGTAGGCGTTCAGGAAGGATTCGTAGTCGATTCGTTCTGCCTTGCGACGTTCAGATTTAACCTGCCCATCGCCGCCCCCGTTAGGGGGTAAGGGGGTATTTGTATTTATTGTCTTTTGTATATTGTCTTTTGTGTTTAGCTGACTTGGCTTATACCCATTAGCTGACTTGGCTAATGTTTTATTAGCTGTTTTAGCTAATGTTAAGCTGTCCTGGCTAATCCACTGCGAAACCACCTTGTTCACTCCGATTTTCACGCCATCAGCAATGAGGAATTTACGCTCAATAAGCTGGCGCTTGGCAGCGCAAACATGAGTGTGATGAATACCTGTCATGGCTGCTATCTGCGTGTTTGTGAGTCGATCCATCGGCTTATTGAATCCGTATGTCTTGCGCATGATAGCGAGCATCACCTTCAACTGCCGGACGGTTAAATCAGCCATCAGCAGACTGTCGGTAATCTCGTTAGCAACGCGCATGAAACCATCTTCGGTATCTGCCACGCGATGCTCCACGACCTCCAGTTGAGGCCTGTAATCAGCTAACTTAACGACGCCCATGTTTCACTCCTGCTTTGGCTAGTCTGTAAACACCAACAAGGCGCTCTGCGAACGCCCTGTTATTTGCTGCGGCTACCACTAATCCCTCAGGTGAATCAGGGTGTCGAATCTCTTCTTTTTCCTGGTATTTCTTACGACGTTTTGTCATAATTACTCCTGTAGATTGATCCAGTCTTTCTACATCAGGCCTCGAAGAATTCGCCGTTCTTCGGGGCTTTTTCTTTTGTCAGGTAATCGGCAAGCCGCTTAGTCAGTTCAGCCATTTCATCGTCTTCGATTCCGTATTCCAGAACAGCCAGCATCATGCTTACCTGCGAGAAGAAACCATTCTTCCATCGGCTTACCTGGTATTCCGGAACCCCCATCGCGCGAGCGAATGTCTTCTGCCCCATCAGTGCCAGTTTGTTCAGCAAGGCTGACTCGATGCGAGCCGCTTTCTTGCTTTTAGTTGCAATAGTACCCATACATAATTTCCTTAATGATTAGATAGAGTTGGCTTCGCAAAGAAACGCAAAACCATAGAGATTTTTTTCTGGTAATGCCCTTTTTCAGGGCGGGGATGTATAAGAGCGGGAATGTCTTAAGCGGCTTTACCGCGTTTAGTTCCGTACTGTAACCAAACCGGATCACAGTTAAGCGCCATAGCTATCTCAAACAAGAAGCGCGGTCGCTTGGTTACTCCAGCTTCAATCAGTTGAATTGATTGCTGTTTAACACCGGCTTTGGTTGCTAATTCGGTTTGCGTCATTTTTAACGCAATTCGCCTCTTCTTGAGGCGTTCAGAAAGAGTTTGCATATCGCCTCCACCAACAAACTTTCTTGTATTTTCATACAATGTATCTTGTTTGTCAAATACAGTTTTTCTTGTAAAGATTGGGGGTAAATAACAGAGGTGGCTTATGAGTATTTCTTCCAGGGTAAAAAGCAAAAGAATTCAGCTTGGACTTAACCAGGCTGAACTTGCTCAAAAGGTGGGGACCACCCAGCAGTCTATAGAGCAGCTCGAAAACGGTAAAACTAAGCGACCACGCTTTTTACCAGAACTTGCGTCAGCTCTTGGCGTAAGTGTTGACTGGCTGCTCAATGGCACCTCTGATTCGAATGTTAGATTTGTTGGGCATGTTGAGCCCAAAGGGAAATATCCATTGATTAGCATGGTTAGAGCTGGTTCGTGGTGTGAAGCTTGTGAACCCTACGATATCAAGGACATTGATGAATGGTATGACAGTGACGTTAATTTATTAGGCGATGGATTCTGGCTGAAGGTTGAAGGTGATTCCATGACCTCACCTGTAGGTCAAAGCATCCCTGAAGGTCATATGGTGTTAGTAGATACTGGACGCGAGCCAGTGAATGGAAGCCTTGTTGTAGCCAAACTGACTGACGCGAACGAAGCAACATTCAAGAAACTGGTTATAGATGGCGGGCAGAAGTATCTGAAAGGCCTGAATCCTTCATGGCCTATGACTCCAATCAACGGGAACTGCAAGATTATCGGTGTTGTCGTAGAAGCGAGGGTAAAATTCGTATGATCAGGATTGCGGCGCTACTCTCAATACTATTAACTACCAGCGCCAATTCTGAATGCTGGATTGTCACAAACCTGCACGGGTACGGGGCAATGAATGGCGATCGTTACGACTTTACAAAAGACAGCACGGAAGATTCCGTTTTCCACATAACAATTAATGGTGATAAATCATCGGTTTATGAATCAATCACTGGCGTCTATCCAGAGATGAAATACACGGCTTTGTCATCGAACACTATGGTAGGAGAATACCAGTCTGGAGGCGGAATAACCGTTGAAACTTGGTCAATCACTACAGACAAAAAAGCTCTTTACTCCAAAGTAATGAATATCCCGGGCATGCAGCAACTTACATCAACCAAATCCTTTGTCGGTGATGTAGTCGGAACCTGCAACCACTAATCCCCACCTCAATCTCAGTAACCAAAAAACAAACTATTTTCCGTTTAAAAACAATGGAGTTTGTTTTTTGTACCTCCATTTACAGTATTTCTTGTTTACAACATACAATCTTTCTTGTAATTTTAAGCCATCAGCAGGACGCACTGACCACCATGAAGGTGATGCTCTTAAAAATTAAGCCCTGAAGAAGGGCAGCATTCAAAGCAGAAGGCTTTGAGTAGCGCGAAATGCAGCTGCAAGACAGCAACCGTGGGGATAAGCATCACGGCGCGTTACTCAAAGCTAACTGACAGGAGAATCCAGATGGATGCACAAACACGCCGCCGCGAACGTCGCGCAGAGAAACAGGCTCAATGGAGAGCAGCAAATCCACTGTTGGTTGGGGTAAGCGCAAAACCAGTTAACCGCCCTATTCTCTCGCTGAATCGCAAACCGAAATCACGAGTAGAAAGCGCACTGAATCCAATAGACCTTACAGTGCTGGCTGAATACCACGAACAGATTGAAAGCAACCTGCAACGTATTGAGCGAAAGAATCAGCGCACATGGTACAGCAAGCCACGCAGTGAAATGGGTGTGACTTGTGTCGGTCACCAGAAAATGAAATTAGGCAGCAAACCACTTATTTGAGGTGATATATGGAAGAAGAATTTGAAGAGTTCGAAGAGCATCCGCAGGATGTGATGGAACAATACCAGGACTATCCGTATGACTACGACTATTGATAAAAATCAATGGTGTGGACAATTCAAACGATGCAATGGATGCAAGCTGCAATCGGAATGCATGGTTAAGCCTGAAGAAATGTTTCCTGTAATGGAAGATGGGAAATATGTCGATAAATGGGCAATACGAACGACGGCAATGATTGCCAGAGAACTTGACAAACAGAAAAACAAGGCTGCCTGATGGTGGCCTTTATTTTTGGCATAAACAACAGAATAAACACTGCACTGTGTATTCATTCCAACGAGTGAATACACGGAGCAATGTCGCTCGTAACTAAACAGGAGCCGACTTGTTCTGATTATTGGAAATCTTCTTTGCCCTCCAATGTGAGGGCGTTTTTTTTGACGGAGTAAACGATGATAAAAACTGATTACCCTGCAGAGCTTAAACAAAAAGTAATAACAGCAATTAAATGCTCTTTTATCTCATGTCGTACAGATGAAGAACGATATGTCGTTGAGTGTGCAATTGTCGAGTTTCTCACAGCGATGGAATTTACCGCTGCAGAATCAATAGATGTATTAAAGCAATCAGACGGAAATGATATTGAAACGGATGATGTTATTGACCGACTAATAAAATCATTCGAAGAAGAAATAGAGTAGCCGCCTGAGCGCGGCTTTACCGCATACCAATAATGCTTCACGAGAGGCATTTTCGTTATGCAATCAAATATAAGGAGTTACCCATGATGCACTTTCAGCTCGCGGGTAGCGGCGTCATGTCCGCTTTCTACCCGCACGAATCTGAATTATCACGCCGAGTTAAACAATTAATCAGAGCAGCAAAGAAACAACTGGAGGCGTTATGCGCAATGAAATAGCCATTAATCACCAGATGCTTCGTGCTGCACAGAACAAAGCAGTAATAGCCCGATTTATTGGTGATTCAAAAATGTGGCTTGAAGCAAATAAAGCGATGAAATCAGCTATCAACCTTCCATGGTATCGCAGGAAATGAGTTTTACAGATAACTGGTCAGACGAAGAATTCATTCGTCAGATGAAAGAATTAATCGGTAACGAAGGAGATATGCATGCCACTTGCAACCACAGTGAAGGAGAGCAAGTTACAGAGACGCATGTACACGCAGAAAGCTCTCTGGTATCGCCATAATGGCGACCGCGAAGGAATGCGGGTATGTCTTAATTTGTCCCGAGTCGAAGTATTAAATCAGCGTTATTTCCTTGGGTCATGTCCATTCTGAGAACAATCATATGAGCAAAGAATTTTACGCAAGACTGGCAGCTATTCAGGAGAATCTGAACGCGCCAAAGAATCAGTACAACTCATTCGGTAAATATAAATACAGAAGCTGCGAAGATATTCTTGAAGGCGTTAAGCCGTTACTGAATGGCCTGTTTTTATCAATCAGCGATGAAGTTGTGTTGATTGGTGATCGGTATTATGTGAAAGCCACGGCAACTATTACCGATGGCGAAAACAGTCATACGGCAACCGCTCTTGCACGAGAGGAAGAAAGCAAGAAAGGAATGGATTCTGCACAAGTTACGGGAGCTACAAGCTCTTATGCACGCAAGTATTGCCTCAATGGTTTGTTCGGCATTGATGATGCGAAAGATGCAGATACCGACGAGCATAAACATCAGCAGAACGCAGCAGCAAAGCAATCAAAACCATCACCTACACCTGAACAGGTTCTAAAAGCATTCACTGACGCAGCAATGCAGAAAAACACCGTAGAAGAGCTTAAACAGGCGTTCGCCAAAGCGTGGAAGATGCTCGAAGGTACACCGGAGCAGCACAAAGCGCAGGACGTTTACAACATCAGACGAGACGAATTAGAAGGGGCAACTGCTTAATGGCACACTCGATTACTGTAAGACTAAACAAGCCAGCAAGAGAGTTTCAGGCCGGGGAAAATATCGGATTCAATATCCGTGCTGGCGTTCAGTATTACGATCGCCAGACAAAAAAGAAAGAATGGACAAACTACAGCGCCGTTGTATTTGCCAAGCCGGGAGCGCAAGCGGATTACTACCGTAGTATTCTTGTTGAAGGTGGCATTGTAGAAATTACCGGAGAAAACATCAGGGTTGATGTTTATCAGGGGCAAAATGGTCAATCAATCACTCTTGAATTACTGAATGCAAAGATTGGATTTGCAACATCAGGAAACTGCCAACAGCAACAAAGTAGCAATCATCAAAATCATCCTGAATACGATGATTCAATTCCCTTCTAAATTAGCAATATAAGGATTCCATTATGCCAGCGCCTATGTATGGTGCGGATGACCCGCGCCGCTGTTCCGGCAAATCAGTATCGGAGGTGCTGGATAAATTCAGAAAAAACTACGACCTGATAATGTCGCTACCGCAGGAAACGAAAGAGGAAAAGGAATTTCGTCATTGTATATGGCTTGCAGAGAAAGAAGAACGCGAGCGAATTTACCAGACATCAATCCGACCATTCCGTAAAGCCACATATACCCACTTCCCTGAAATTGACCCACGCCTGCGTAATTACCGCTCACGCTATGGCGCTATCAGTAATGACTGAGGAATTTACCATGAGAGGACTTGCATACAATCCCGGCATTCTTCCGGCAGAAATGATTATTCGCCAACGCGTAAAGCCAATGCCATCGAGAGAGGAATTGCTTAAGAGAAATTCTTTTCCTTCAGTGAATCAAAACAAATATCTGAATGCGATGTGGCGGAGTGGGAAGAAATGAAACAAATGTCACTAATTGAGATGGATGGTTTTCTGAAAGGTAAATGCATCCCACGTGATTTAAAGGTTAACGAAACAAACGCTGAATATCTTGTCCGTAAGTTCGGTGAACTTGAATCAAAACTCAACGAGCAACGCGAGTATTACGAGGGAGTAATCGCGGATGGAAGTAAGCACATAGCAGAACTGGAAAAACAATGCGCCGAATGGGAGCGAAAAGCATTAAGCAACTTTGAAGAGTGTGCTGCGATGGCTGAACGTATCGAAGAGTTGCAGACAAAATCTGCACCAGATTCGTTTGGCATCATCGGTGAAAATATTCGAACACAGGATAATCGAATAACGTCAGACCCTATGTTTTGTGTGTATCAAAAGCGCGAAATCGTTGTTGATGCTGATTATGACTATGACCGGATTGTCTGGGTTGATGAAGATGGCAATGAAGCAAATAAACGCCAAAGTCGTCGTCTCGAACTACTTCATGAAAACTTTCGAGAACCACCAGAAAAATGGCGGCGCGTTGCTGTGAAAGATATTGATGAGTTCGTTACTTGCTGTTTCACCGAACAGGGGTGTAAAGACTACCTGGCAGCCAATGGTCACAATCTTCGCTTGCCATTTATATATGTAAAAAGCGGTTTCAGAAACGCTGAATATATCGGCATCAGAAACTGGCTTGCTGGCATTCGCATCAAAGGAGAGTGAGGTGAACGGACAAATATCAATTATTCGCCCTGGCGCTTGTGACGAAGAGATAAGGCTGATTATCCGCCTTGCGATGGGTAGAACAATAGCTGCTCTCATTACTCCAGAAAATCTCGCATTAGCATTAACCGGAAAGTCAGACCTGCCAGTAGAGCTAAAGCTGCGAAATGTTGAGATTAAGGTGAAATAGCTATGACCACTATTACCAAAGAACGTGCGGAGATTAAATCATTCATCAATGGTTTCCTGAGCGACCGGGCGCACGATAACCAATCTTCAAACAGCCTGCTTGCCAATGTGTTTCGTATCGCGCTGGCATCGCTGGTAGCAGAACCGGTGGCATATCAGTATCGCCAGTGGGATGCAGAATATGATGAATGGGGAGAATGGGAAGATTGCGGGGAATATGCTTTCGAAAGATTTGTTGAGGAAGAGAAATGCCAGGGGGCAGGTGTTCAGACCCGTAAGCTATACGCCACGCCGCCAATGCTGGTAGTGCCGGATGAACGGGCTGCCTATGAGTTATTTATGGAGAAGCATTTCGGGGATTCTGTAGATCGCCGCAGGGCAAAAAATGGCGATAGCGAATACATGGCATGGGATATGGCGATTGGCTGGATTATCTGGTGTCACCGCGCCGCTATGTTTCAGGCCGGAAACTTTCGGGAAAATAAGAATTCGTCAACCAGCTCCCCGGCAACTAAGGATGGTTGGATAAGCTGTAGTGAGCGAATGCCGGAAGAAACGGGTGACATTATTGTTGTTTCGGATGGCATTGTAATGTCCGGGATTTCTTATTCTCGTCGTGACGGGTTCTATATAGCCGCATTGGAGTACGACGACGATGAACCAATTGACGGAGTAACCCACTGGATGCCTCTACCAGAACCGCCGCAGGAGGTGAAATGATGCTTGGCCTGAAGTATTTTATGTAATTGGTATTGCTATATTTTTATCTGGGGATAAACGAATGTTCTCTCTGATTCAACGTGGTCAGATATACACCGATAG